GACCGGGCCTCAGGGGAAATTGCAGGCGTGGGACAAGGCCCGGCCCCTTTCAGGGGGCCGGGCCAAAACCTTCAGGAGACCGCGATTTTCAGCAGTTTGATCGCCGCATAATCGGTGATGTCGCCGCCCACGCGCTTGTTGGCGTAGAACAGGACGTTCGGCTTGGCACTGAACGGATCGCGCAGGATGCGCAGGTCCGGGCGTTCCGCCACGGTATAGGCCGCGCGGAAGTCGCCAAACGCGATGGCATAGGCGTTCGCCGCGATGTCCGGCATGTCCTCGCTGACCAGCACCGCATAGCCCATCAGGCGCGACGGCTCACCCGCCGCCAGACCATCCGACCACAAGAAGCGGCCATCGGCGTCCTTCATCTTGCGCACCGCACCCACGGTTTTGGAGTTCATGACGAAGGTGCCGTTGGCCCGGTAATCCGCGCCCAGCGCATAGACCAGATTGATGATGCAATCCGCCGGATCCGTGGCCGCGAAGTCCGCGGCAGCGCCGGATGGCACATAGCCAACCTGCCCCCAGACCCAGGACGCGTTCGCAACCTTGGTTGGCAGCAGAATGCCCTTGGGCTTGTCCACCCCGTCGCCGTTGATGAAGGCGGAAGCCTCGGCGCGGGTGAAGCGGGTCGCGATCTTTTCGGCCAACCAGCCCTCCACGTCAAAGGCACTGTCGTCCAGCAACCGCTGCGAGGCTTTCGGCATCGCCGCCAACTCGTGCAGCTTGATCGAAATGCGCTCGATCACGGGGGTCGCACTTTCGGTGGCGGCCGCCGCTTCGGTCGCCCAGCCGGAGCCGACTTCGCTGCGATCCACAATCACATCGAACGAGGTGGCCTCCACCTGCACCACATTCGCCAGCGCCCGCAGCGACGCGGTGGACAGCAGCATCGACTGGATGCGTTCTGCCGTCTGCGGATCGACCAGATAGCCACCGTCGGCGGCCACGGCAGTCGACATCGCCTTGCCTTCCAGCGTCAGGCTGCGCAGTCCGTCATCATCGCCCGACCGCAGATAGGCGTTGAACGCCTTCTGGTGCGGGGCTTCCGTTTCCGCACGGGCCGAAAGTGCGGGGCGGCCATAGGCCATCGTCTTTGCGTTCAGCATGGTCAGTCGCTCTTCCTGATGTTTCAAAGTGGATTTCACGTCTTCCTGAAAGCGATTGAATTCGCTCAGGAACCCGGTCATCGCGGCCTTCGCTTCGGCGGCCGGAGTATGGGCGGGGGACAGACCTTCCCCGGCCCGAGACTTCTTCTCGGTCATCATTCTTCCTTTCGATTAATGTCGGACGCCGCGCTACAGCCCGGCCAAAGTGCGGCGCGCGTCCTCGAAGACCGCCGCCATGTCGCGCCAGTCGCTGTCCAGGGCCTCCGCCTTGGCAGCCACCCGCGCCTCGGGAAGCATCGGGAACGTCACCAGCGACACCTCCCAAAGCTCCAGCTCCAACAACAGGCGCTGGCCCTTGCCGTCACGTTCCGCTTTCACCGTCCGGTAACCGATGGACAGCCCGTCAATCGCCCCGGCCTGCAACAGCGCCGCCACCTCGCGGCCTTTTGCAACTTCGGTCAGGATGCGCCCCTTGACCCACAGGCCGGCGGCATCCTCGCGCACCTCGTCCCAGACGCCGATGGGCTGGCCGGGATCATGCTGCCACAGCATCTTGACCCGCCCCCCGCGCGCGGCCAGCCGCTTCAGGCTGGCCGCATAAGCGCCCTTTTGCACCACATCCCCGCCCTGATCCGCCTTGCCGAACAGCGACGCATAGCCCGCCACCACATGGCCTTCGGTCACCACCAGCGCCGTTTCCTGCCGGTGGAACTTGCGCTCCGGCGCTCCAAATTCAGTCATCCCTTCACCTCATCGCCGCTTGAATGACCGTCTCGGCCATCTGTGCCATCAGGAACGCCGCCACACCGTAGACGCCGATCCAGATCCGTTTCTCCAGCCGCTCCAGCGTCGCCTCAATCAACCCCAGCCGGTAGGCAAGACCCGTCCAACGCTCCTCGGCCACCCGTTCGTTGGCCTCGATCCGGGCAGTGGCGGCATCGAAACTTTCATAGACATACCGCGACCCGCCCTCGCTGCGCCGTGTCGTCATGCTTCCTCCGCCAGCTTGGGCAGGCCCAGAAGCATCCGCTTTTCGGCCATGGTCAGGAACTCTGCCGCCCCCACCCGCGCCCATTGCTGGTCGCGCTCACTGGCCAGCGCCGGCACCTGATCCAGGTCAGGCCGCAGCTCGACCGCACCTCCGGCAAAGGTCGACAGCCAATGCGACAGGTCCGCCAGCACCTTGGTGGCAAGCGGCAACACCGTCAGGCGGAAGAACGCCCGGTTCGCCTCTTGATAGTTTGCATAGGTTGCGTCGCCCGGAATGCCCATCAGCATCGGCGGCACGCCAAAGGCGATGGCAATCTCGCGCGCCGCAGCCTCCTTGGTCTTCTGAAACTCCATGTCAGAAGGCGAAAAACCCATCGGTTTCCAGTCCAGCCCGCCCTCCAGCAGCATCGGCCGCCCGGCATTGCGCGCGCCCTGATGGTGGCTTTCCATCTCGCTGACCAACCGGTCATACTGATCCGACGACAGCGAAGACGCCCCGTCTGCGCCCTTGTAGACGATCGCCCCCGAAGGCCTTGCTGCATTGTCCAGCAGCGACTTGGACCAGGCACTGGCGCTGTTGTGCACGTCCACTGCCACCGCCGCTGCCTGCATCGGCGAAAAGCCATAGTGGTCGTCCTGCGGATGGAAGGTCCGCAAGTGGCAGATCGGGCTGACAATCCCGGACACGTCATAGCGGTGCGTCCGCCCGCTGACCGTATAGTCATAGGCGACAGGCCAGCCATCCGCCCCCGGCACCAGGTTCATCCGATCCGACCGCAGCACATGCAACTCACCCGGCAAGGCGCTGGCACCCGGAACCGCCTCGACATAGGCGTTGCCTGCCAGCAAAAGGTGACCATAGACCGCCTCCAGAAACTCTGCCCGCCCCTGCGCGCCGTTCGGGCGGCCCGTCAGCTCCAACACCGGATGCGCCTCATAGCGCCGCTCGGCGTCCTGACAGACCAAGGGCAGCGCCGCCGCCGCTTCGGCGATCAGCCGGACGGCGCGAAACCCGACCGGATTGCCCTGAAACCCCGTCCGGGTCAGGCTGGCCACATCTCGCGGGCTCCAGGCGGCCCGACCCGAGTTGCCCCAGGCGATCACCCGCCCCACCGCACTGGCCTTGCGCTCGGGCACCACCGACAAAGGCGCCTTTCGCAGAAAATCGAACACCATCTCGCGCTCCTGTCCCAAGGGCAAACCCTGCCCGCGCTCCGACCCGCCGGGATCGAAACCAACGCCCCTCAGGGCTTCATCTGTTTTCAAATATCCCCGCCGGAGGCTTATGAACCCTAAAGGGTGCGCACGCTGGGTCGGCCCCCGTGCAACGGCGAGATCATCAGATCGGTCAGAGCCCAGACCAGCGCATCCAGCCGGTCGGGCGATCCTGTGCCCTTCCAGCCCTGCGCCGTCATCCGGCACATCTGGTCTTCCAGCGCCTGCAGCCCCCGGACATGCGCCACCCGGCCCTGCTCGTACAAGGCCGCGACCGGCTCGGCCCGCAGCATCTTGGACCGCGTCGCATGCACGCCCCGGTAGGGCACCAAGGGGTCGACCATCCGCACCATCTGCTCCACCAGATCACCACCCTGGTTGACCTCGGCCACCAGCCGGTCCGCGCCGTGCCGCTCCATCGCCGCCAGCGCCGCGCGGGCCCACCCTTCGGGCGAGGCACCCTTGACCGAGGCATCCTCCAGCACCACCGCGCGCCAGTCCTTGGGGTCGCCGCGCGTATCCGCACCAACCACCACGATCCCGCATGCGTCGCTTTTCTTGGTCGCCGTCACCGGCGGATCGACCGCCACCACGACCCGGCTAAGCGATGGCGCAACCGTCAGACGCGCCGCGTCCAGCATGACAGCAGTCCACAGCGCGCCCTCTTCTTCCTCGACCAGCACGCCTTCCAACTCCTGCCGCCCCAGCCCGGTGCCGCCGTAACGGGACTGCACCTCGGTCAGGAAGCTTTCGGCCAGATACGCCCGGTTCGCCTCGGTCGGGGCATGGGTGATCACGGTCGAGGGGTTCTTCAAGATTGCCTTCAACACCCCCACATTGCGCGGCGTCGTCGTCACCACCGCCTGCGGATTCTTGCCCAGCCGCAGGGCAAACTGCAGTTGATCCCAGGCCTCCGCGCCCTTTTTCCATTTGCCAAGCTCATCGGCCCATGCCGCATCGAACTGCGGCCCCCGCATCGCTTCGGGGTCATAGGCCGACAGCACCTGCGCCACGGCACCGTTCGGCCAGTGCAACTGCGCCCGGGTCGCATGCCAGACCGGCCTGCGGTCGGGGGGCGAACAAGCGATGATCCCGCTTTCGCCCAGCACCATCACTTCGCGCACCTGATCAATCGTTTCGCCCAGCAGGGCCACTCGCTTTGACCGCCCCGGATCGCCGGGCCATGCCCCCTCGACCTGCGCCCGGACCCATTCCGCCCCGGCCCGGGTCTTGCCCGCACCGCGCCCGCCCATGATCACCCAGGTCTTCCAGTCACCGCGCGGGGCAAGCTGATGCGGCAGCGCCCAGAACTCGAACAGCCAGGGCAATACCAGAAGGGCATTCTGGCTTAAGCCGCCCAAAAACTCATCCACCTCCTCCGGCGTCGCGGAGGCAAGCCAGGCGGCGCCCGATTTCAAGTCGGGCACCGTCGAAGTCAAGGTCGCCGCCGGCACCGACCTGTCCGGCAATCTGCTTGCGGAGTTTGTCAACTTTGTTCCTTTCATCCAGCACATGCAGCGCCGTCGCGCGAAGATCGCGGATCGCCGCCTGTGCTGCCTTGACCTCGTTGAACTCTCCCGACCGCAAGGCCGTGATCGTCCGGTAAAGCTCGACCGCCGCGTCCCGGTAAAGGTTCTCTGCAACCTCCAGAACGGCGTCCGGTCCTTCTGACCCCTCGGGTAGTCTGTCCATCATCGCCTGCGGCCCACCCCTCATGCTGCCCCCGCACGAGAGAAATGGAAAAGCGGCCAGCGGGGTTGCCCCCGGGCCGCTTCGACACTTCTTCTAGCATGCCTGAAGTCCTACCTTGGACCGCGCGGCAAGTCAAGCTGAAAGTTCATTTCGATCAACGGGTTACAGAGCGCATCGTTAACCTTTTGTCAAGATTTCACTCGCCCTGGACCCCGGTTTCACCCTCGGTTCCCTGCGCCGCCTCGATCGCGCGCCAGCGGGCGACGTTTTCATTATGCTCTTCCAGCGTTACGGCAAAGGCATGCCCCCCGGTGCCGTCCGCGACGAAGAAGACATAGTCGGTCGTGTCGGGATTCATCGCCGCCTTGATCGCCTCGGCCCCCGGATTGGCAATCGGGGTTGGCGGCAGGCCGTCGATGACATAGGTGTTCCACGGCGTCTCTCGCCGCAACTCGCTTTGCCGCAAGCCCCGGCCCAGAACCGCCTCGCCCTTGGTGATGCCATAGATCACCGTCGGGTCGGTCTGCAGCCGCATCCCCTGCGCCAGCCGGTTGATAAAGACGCTGGCAACCTTGGCCCGTTCCTCCGCGATGCCGGTTTCCTTTTCCACGATGGACGCCATGATCAGCGCCTCCTCTGGCGTGTCATAGGGCAGCCCCTCGGCACGCCCCGCCCAGGCTTCGGCCAGAACCGCTGCCTGCCGCGTGGTCATTTCCAGAATCAACGCGCTGCGTTCGGTGCCGGGTCGTGCCTCGTAACTACCGGGCGAAAGCACGCCTTCGGCTGGAACAGCCTCGACTTCCCCAGCCAGAAAGTCCGCCTTTTTCAGCGAATCCACAATCTGCCAACTGGTCACGCCTTCGGCGACGGTGATCTGGAACGCCAGCGCCGGATCATCGACCGCCGCCAGATACTCCGGTGGCAGCGGGTCCGCGCCGACGTCAAACCGCACCACTTCGACGAAAGTGTCGGTCGCAAGGTCACGCTCGCTCAGGATCGTATCGCTTTTCGCCACCCCGATCCGGAAGTTCAGCTGCATCCCGCAGGTCGACTTGCCCGCATCGGTGATCGCCGCCAGCACCTGTTGCATCGATGCCCCGGCAGGCAGCATATAGCTGCCAAACTTCAGCGCATCCGCGCGTTTGGCGTATTCCGCCCCGATCCTGAAGATCCGCGCATCAGTGATCGCCCCCCGCTCCTCCAGGTTGCGGCTGACCCCGCTCAACGACGCGCCTTGTTCGACCTGCAAACAGATCGGCCCTGCCAGTGGGCCAGGCTTGACGAACTCGTTGCGCCCCCAGGCGACCGCAGTGGCAAGCGCTATCAGCGCGACGATGATCAGCGTCAGCCCGTTCGACGCA